GTTCTTGGCTGCGGAAGCGGAAATGGCGCAGTATCGCGACAAGGGATGCAAATCCACCTCTGCCTCGATTTTCGTCAAGAACGAGGCGACAAACGTGAGTCGTTCGAATCCGAAGGCGCGGATTGTGGTAGATAATGGTATGGCTGCAACACTCGCGGACCACCCGGTTTTTGAGCTGATCGAGAAGACCTGGTCCACGTATTGGGGCCACCACACCATTAAGTACCGCCTCGTTGAGGACGTCATGGCTGACATATGCGGGTTGTGTCAGAATGCCGTCACTACCGGATGCACTGACGGTGCAAACTTTGACATGACGATAGGTGAGGACTACAAGAAGAAGGTAGAGAATCACATCATGGCAAAGGCGTACGAGATGATATTGGGGGCTCATGGGTACTGCGTGGTTCGGGACGCGAACGAACGATCACGTTTGACACCCACGACCACCATGATTTTCGAAAAGAGGGGTAAGAAAGGTGAAGATTCTGATCGGTTGGTGATCACGTTGCCGAACAACATCCTTCGTTCGGGCGACCGTGGCACATCGACCTTGAACGGAATTGGCAACTATTTCTTTCACTTCTATCACTTCGCCGACCTGGCGACGGTGAACTTCGAGAAACAGGTGGGCCCTGGAGAATGTCATTTCTTAACTCGCAAAGGAAGTAAGCTGTTTTTCTTCTGCGAGGGCGACGACTCCATTTACGCGTTGAAGGCTCATGGACGCAGCGACGGGGTGGAAGACCTCGAGGAGCTGCGCGAAACTTTGGAAGATCTGGGGCTCAATCCGACAATTGAGTATGAGGATCAACTGGGGTTCGTGGGTAACGTGGTGCGAAGGGTGGGCAATGAATTTCTGTGGATGCCGGATGTAGCACGTGGCCTTAAGGGACATGGACGCTCTTCGTTACCCTCAGATGACGCTGACTACCACAGTGTAGCGAGAATGAAGTATCTTGCTTACGCGATCAGGCACACTCACGTGCCTTTCGCGTTTAACTATTACGCTACACTGAGTATACACCACAGTAACAAGATTACTGGTCAACGCGGAATGGCCTTGGACAGGGAAACGGAAGGCACGTTCTTGTACGCCCTGGGCATTGATGTGCCGTCTAACCCAGATGTAGCTCTCTTCGAGGCGGCTGAGAGACATCGTAATGAGGTTACGCCGGCGCACGTGCAAATGGTCAAGCAACTCGTTCCTGAGATCGAGTTGTTGGCCGGATACAGTCCTGAAAACGATGGTCCTGATTACCATCTGGGTGCAACCTGTATCACCCGCGCTCTCGGCCTTCAGTAGGGAGGGCGGGGCGTGGTGTTTCGAGTGTGTGTAGTTATTGTCGCGTCAGGGGTCGTGAGTAGCCATTAGGGCTCAGCCGGGACGTCCAGCCACTGCTGGGTAACCGGACCGTAGGGCATATAAGCATCACTGTAGGTGCGAAATTGCTGTGCGGTCACGATAGACATCGTACGTCTAAGGACTCGACGAGAGAGTCGCCCCGCCCTTATGCCTCAGTGGTCCTGGCAATAGGACCCAGAGCCTGGGGCCGTCTCGGGTGACTGAGACGGACAAGGTGAGAGTCAGCAGATTTCCCTCCCGAGGGGTTGTGGTTGAGCCGCACGTAAAATCTGCAGAAGAGGGAGCAGTCCACGTG